GAATTAAATTCAAAACCTTTCTCCTGAAGAACATAGTCTGTAGTAAGAAATCCTACATTGTCAGGTTTGATGTCGAAACAATCAAAGAGTTCAATCCTTAACTTGTTACCAAGTCCATCTACAAGAACTTCATCATGATTTGGAATTGTATAAGTGACACCTGTATATCGTGCAACTCCAAGTGTTGCAGCATACTGAAACATCTGATTGCCAAGTTGCCCCAGTTTACCAAGATAATTAAATGCTACAGTCATCCTCTCCCATTGGGTAAAGTTTCTCTATTGAATAACGACTTCATCAATCTCCTTTTTCAATACGAATACTATCACTATCAAAATGTGTTGTAGAGAACTCAAATAATTCTGCATCTTTGAGTGCATACATTTGATGTCTCAGTCCTTTAGGAACATGAAACTTATCTCCTTCAACTAGGAGTTTCTTATCAGCAGTTTCTTTGTTGTCACCATTAGAGTATGAAACTTCAATAGCACCTTTCTGAATATAGAATACTTCATCCTTCAGAAGATGATAGTGCCATGAACACTTCTTACCCTTTGCAAGGAAAAGAATCTTTCCACAATAGTCAGGACAGTTTACCAACCACTTTTCATATCCCCATCCCTTTGGGACAAACTTAATAGGGTCACTCGCGTGCATCTCTGCATCTCCTGATGACTTCTGTGGTTGAGTATCCTTCTCTTCGATCAAGAAACCGAACATCCTGGCAAAACTCTCTGCCGACCACATCGCCATGCCTCCAATCTCCTCCTAGTAACATGATATCAGGTTTGATCAATTGTATCAAGTTGGTCAAACTTTGACGGTCATCAAATCCCAATACCAGATCTATATATCGAATTGACTCCAACATGATCTTTCTATCCAAGAAAGTGTTGATGGGTCTTGAGTCACCTTTACTATTTTTGACTTTGGCATCTGAGTCAAGACCAACAACGACTCTTCCCTCAGTTCCTGCCAAAGATCTGGCAACTGAGAAGAGTTCAATATGGGCAGGTGTAAGAATATCAAAAACACCATTACACCAAATAGTTTTACTCTGGGACACTTGTACCTCTCTTAGATACTACCTTACTTGCCTGATGGTTAGCATACTTGATAGCACTAATAATACTCTTATCCTGAGAGTATCTAACAACCAGTGCTGCTAGGAAAGTATCACCAGCTCCACTGACATCCAGTGTCTCTACCTTATCTTTGACAGGATACATCACACCATCAAACATCACTCCATCACCACCAAGAGTTTGAATGACTTTGTTTTCAAACACCTGAACAAATTGTTCACTCCTCTCTGCCTCATAGTTATTGATCTTGATAAACTTAGCATCACGAGCCCAGTAGTCTAACTCTTTCTTTGTATCAAGAAATACTGAAGAATGGTTAGCACAAATATAGTCAATATCATCCCAATGAATGAATCCTTTATCGTAATCTGATATAATGACATGTTGATACTCTTTAAGTGATATCCTTAATACATCAATACGTTCAACAGACTGAGGAGTATCCACACGAAGAAACATGTGGTTACTCTTCTCATCTACAAAACGATTCTTAGTGATAGTCTCCCAGTTATCATTGGTAATGACATCAACATTTTTCTTAGGCATCATGCTACAGACATTACGGTAGACATTCATAGCCATACCAGGTGCCTCTTCCACATGATCCATCTCTAAGACTGGAACTGGTTTCTCAGGTGACAGTCTCTTAACATCACAATATGTGTAAATGTCATTACAACTATCACCAATAATGAGGATCTTCTTCATCATGCCAGTTTGTCATACCAGTATCGTAACAGATCATTCAAGGTAGTGTCAATATCATATTCCTCTTTAAAACCTGTCATCTCCACTAGGTTAGTAGAGTCACCATGTTGATAGTAAATCTCATGAGGTCTCCAGAATGGTTCATGAATCCTCTGTACTACATCATCTAAACCTGACAACTCAATGAGTTTATCAGTAAAGAACTGCATCTTTCGTGGAGTATCGCCACAAATATTGAAGATGTGATTGGTCACATCTGGATTGATCATTGCCAGATAATATGCACGAACTGTGTCACGGACGTCCATCACCACACGGGTAGTAGAGAGGTTTCCAATCAGAAGTTCTTTGGTTTGATACCCTCTCATCATTCTTGCAATCTGATAGGCATCAGAGGAGATAGAGAAGATGCGACCACGACGAGGACCAGTGTGTGAGAATGCGCGAGTGATGAATCCTTTAATGAATCCATTGTTCATGCGTTCCTGCAGATACACATCTGTTGCTGCTTTAGATGCACCATAAGGATTAGAGGGAACAATATGATCTTCCCAATGAATCTTACGTCCATCCTGACCAACGTTTCCATAAACCTCAGAGGTAGAACAGAACATCAGTTTGCAGTCTTCTTGGTGATCTTGGATAACCTGGATCAGATTAGCACTACCCAGCACATTGGTTTCCATTGTCCCAATAGGGTCAATGAAACTAGTAGGAGGATGTGACTGTGCTGCAAGGTGGAAGACACCATTAAACTGATTCTTCTCAAAGATACTTCTTAAAGAACGATAGTTAGTTAGGTCAGAATATACAAAGGTAATCGCTTCATAGGCACTATCAGAAACCACATCACGAATATCGCTTTCCATTCCGTTGGTGCGACGGATCAATCCATACACCTCATGCCCTTCAGAATGAAGGAGATTTGCAAGGTGAGCACCAGCAAATCCCGTAATACCAGTAATTAAAAATTTCATACAACCTGATAGTCAATATTGTTAAAGATAAACATATTTCCTTTATTCACATGTCTATTATACCACTCTTTTTCCATAAGGCAAATGCTGTTAAGGTTAGGAGAGTATTCTTTAAGTGCAGAAGACAAGTGACTTGCTCCACTACTTAATGCTATAAGACCAAAAGATGATGCCATCACATCACAGTAACTGAAGATATCATGTATCTCAATCGCATCTTCACATTCAGTCCCATAGTTATTAAATTTGTCTGGACTCAACTGTTTTGAGAATGTTACCTCGATAAACCTTTTGTCAGAGTACTGTTTCCGCAGTTCCTTCAGTCTATTCAGTAACTTATCACTGCTGTGATCGATGCTGATAGAAGTAAAGTCAACAAGAATAGTATCCTCAAATCCTTTTACTTTCTTTGGTTCATAATAAATTTTTGGCAGACTATTGGTTGGTTTCAGTCCGTGAAATGATTCCCAGTCTTTAATCCAATCACCTGTTCTAGGGTTATTACTATACTCTGGGAGGTCACCAGCATTCCATTCGCCTTCCTTTATTCCATGAACATAGGGATTGGTTCCCCATACCAGGTCATAGATTTCTTGGTTACGAAAAGTAGCACCTCCCCATACATATGTTTTTCTTCCCTGCTGTTTATAAAACTCTTCAGGTAGTGTGGAGAACTGAAGACTATCTCCTAATCCTCCGTGATATGCTGCCAAGTATACATCACTATCCATGTTCCAGTCTTCTTTCAATTTCCATGAGTTTATCAGGTGATTGCCATAGGTTCTCTATAGAGAAGTCCCAGTCAGGCAGTCTGTCCACAAGGTCATTCCTCAAAAGAAATGCATTGCCAGCATGACATATCAATTTATATCCTTTCCTCTCTCCTAGTTCCATAACACTTCTGAGAGAGCAACCACGATCTTCGGTTGCCAGATATTGATCAGGAGTATAACCTGAACTCACTTCGATGTTGATGACCTTAGGGAAATACTTCTCCATACTCTCAAGCACAAAGTAGTCGTGTGAGTCAATATCAATTACCATCAGAGCAAAGTTGTCTGGGGTAACATCATACTTGCACCTATCAAGGATGTTATCAATAGAGTTGGGATCTTCAGTATTTCTGGCAACACCACAGTTGAATAGGTCTACATCCAAACCACTGGTGTTCTCCACCATGCTATTGAACTTTCGCTGGTCACATTCAATCAGAACACCTTGGAAGTTAGGTGCTCTTTTTTCCCACAAATTCCTGGTGACACAGATATACAAACCATCCCAAGCACCGAACTCACATACGATACCACTCTCAATACCTACGTCCTCAAAGATTTTTTCAATGATGCCATCGTCACCATTGATGCCATACACGTTCTTTACATAATCAATATACATCACATTCTCCAGACAATTTGATAATTCTCATGAATACATTCTGCTCCAATAGCATCCATAAACTCCTTTACATAGTTTCCTTTACCGATCTTACCACCAGTAAAGAAAGCATCATGATCGTCCACACAGACAATAGAACCCTTTCTGAGATGTTTGATAACAGCACAGAGTTCCTTCACATGGTGTAGTTGAGAAGGATGAGGGTTGTCTCTCTCAATATCATAGGAGTCCAGATAGAGAAAGTCAATAGATGATTTCAACCTCATATTCCAGAGGAAGGAAACCGAGTCCTGACAATAGGCTATGGTCTTATCAGAGGTCTTTGAGTTGGCATAATCCACATTTGCCTGACAGATATCCACTGAAATGACACGACCATCATAGTAGTTGATGAAGTCATCAAAGATATATGTACTTGCTCCATCATCACCAAAAGCCATGTCACCATGGTCTGTTCTCATACACCCAGTTTCTACAATGGTGTAGTCAGTCTTGTTCATCTTATCCAACTCTTCAAACACAATAGTGAATGAAGATGCTCTGTCTCTCTGAGGATTGTTTTCTGCAGGTTTTAGGAGGCGAGCAAAGAACTTACTACTAAACCTCTTTGAATATGTCATGTCAACTAACCTCTCTACTTACTATTACTTTTCTGTCCTCAAGAATGTCACCATTTCTTTCATAGAAGATCTTACTGTTTTTGTGATGAGATTTCAACAACCATGAAGCAGGTTGACCATCGACTCTAGTTCCTCCCCAGTCATTATCAGACTTGAAATTGATTGAGTATAGACCACATACCTTACCCAGTTCCTTGTGTGCTCTGAACATCAGGTCATGGTCATCCATATCCTGTGGTGAGTATACCTCATCCAGATAGTTTAGTTTCTTCAGATCCTTGAGGTTGATCATCAGAGGTCCACGATTCACAGTAGCACGAACTGCAAAGATGTCTCTTGGTGTGTTAGATGCATCAGCCTCATCACAACACTGAACAATATCACACCAACAGTTATCCAGGTCTTCTTTCATACCCAGATGTACAGAGTTTGGATTTGCTTTGTAGTTATGTGCTGTTCTGGCAGTGACAGCAAACACATCGTCAAACTTGTTGAATGGTTTCTGCATCCTACGATTCCAACCACTCTCTTGGATTATCATATCATCCTGAATGATAATCACATACTCACCAGTTGCCTTCTTGATACCAGCATTGTTTGCCTTGGTCTCAAATACATCAGGTGTGTGAACAATGATATAGTCAATGTCTGTGGACTCTAGAGTGTTCATAATAACTTCTTCTGAGTTATCAGTACACCCATCGATCACAACAATCAATTCATATTCGCCAACAGTAAACTCATCAATAGATTCAATAACCTTATCAATCATCCAACCCTTATTATGAACTGTGAGAATCAGAGAGTGTTTGGTATTCGACTTTCCAGAGTGTGGACACTCATCCTGTATCTCTACCATGTAATGATCTACAGGACGATACACTGAAACTCCATTGGAGAGGTATCTCTCATACCAGTAGTCTGCATTACACTCAATAAGATTACGGATCTCTGGTCCTACGACTGGGAGTCCATCACGAAGAGCAAGATTAGTAAGGATACTTTGATCATGACGAACCTCTTTGAATCCATCCATCTCTTCCTTATTAGAGAATCCAGTGACCTCACCATTTGTTCTTTCATCGAGACACCACTTCAACCATTCTTCACAGATTTCTTTTGACCTATCACATACTCTCCAGAATGTGAACCCTGCCTCAAGTTGATTGGAGGTCCAGTAATCCTCTTCATCACAATCCATGTAGACAAAACAGTCTCTCTTGGTGTATTCCCCCTGGTTTGAGTTGCCAAGAGGAAGGAGGCATGGATCTTCCTCATCCATAATACCATCAACCATCTTGAAGATATCAGGATGAAAGATATCCATGGTATCAATGACCAGAAGTTTATCACCCTCCGGAAGTTTCTTCATCGTCTCAAGGATAAAGTATGGTTTCCATGCAAAGTGACCGTAGTTATTCTCCTTTGAGAACCACTCCTTGTTTTCCTTGTATATGTCAGACCTGTGCAAGGTTCTCTCACCCACAGCAAAGTGTTTCAGTCCAGACTTATCACAAAGTTCATCTAAAAAAGATTGCCCTCTCTTATATTTACCATTACCAAATGATACTGTTAATAGATTCCAACCCATAGTCTGTAAATCACCATTGTATATATTAGTCATTGTATATATTAGTCATAATTAATCACCTTCCAGTGTGGGGATACAAATCTTTTACCATCATCAAAGATTTCATAGTGTTTGGACACACAAAAAGATGTCCTAGTTTACCTAGGTAATTGAATCCAATCATTTGTATTTTTTAAGATACTTCTGTTCTTTATAATATTGTCTGAGTTCTTGCTCATTAAGTTGTTGAAGAGACTCCCAGAGTGCGAAGTTATCACGCATATGTGGATTAGTCAACCAAGAGTTTTCTCCTCTTGCGTGTTCCAAATGATACACCCAGTTCTCAATCCTTCCTACATTATAACCCAGTTTGACGAATCTATACAGTCTTTCTTTATCTTCAGGAGCATAAGCCTTGAAATTCTCATTCTCCATACCTGCTTCATGGTATGCTGAGGTTCGAATGAACTGAACATGACCACTCTCTGCATTATCAATCTCTACTTTCTTCTCAAGGTATGAGAACTCACAGTCATTTGAGAGGAACTCTGACACCATCTCATCAGTTGCATACACTTTCTTCTGCCATGAACCCTGACCATAGGGATAGATGACATCATATGCTTCTTCAAGAATGAGCCTCTGGGAGTCCAGATAAGTATCAAAAGGTAGAAGAACATCACAGTCATAGTTTGCTGTGACTTTTGTTTCTACCAGGTTCAACATCTCATTGATGTGTCTCTGACGATAGAACGTAGGGTCTAACTCATCCTTCTTCTCAAAGATATGAGTCAGATTGTCAATACCATCTTCCACATACTCTGTAATCTGAGATAGAGCATGTGCTTGAAACACAGACTCATTATCTACCTCCTTCAGAATGACCTTTGTATCGAAGTTATCAAGGATGTAACACAGAGATGTAATGACATTCCTCATCCTATCTTCGGACTCGATACAAATAGGAATGATGAAAGTTGTATCCTTCAGGTCTCGTTTCATATCAGTTCTCGATAACAGTCCACTCTTCAGGGTAGAGGTCACTACAGTCATTGACTGCCTCTAGGATAGGTCCATACCAGTGCTCAGGAACTATGACAGGGTTAGTCCTACCATTCTGCAACCAGGCACCCCACCATCCCAGAGAGGATGAGGAAAGGATGGCTCCATTACACAGAGACATGAGACATAGATCAGTGTAGGGGACCTTAGAGCGACGAAGAGACCCATCACCTTCAAGACAAAAGTGTTCATACTCAGGAACATCTGTGTTGATCAAGAACCTATCATCATCAAAGAACTCTTGTTCTGCACACCACTCAGGATCATCAGAACAGACAAGGACATATGCGTCATCATCAAAGTGTTCCAGTGCTCTCTTATAGTAGTCGAAGGTCATCATCCGATAGTAATCCTCACGACCCACGTTGTCACCACGGCGAACATGAAGGAAGAGAATGTTTTCAAATGAAGAAATGAACTCGTTACAGGGTTCTAGGATCTCAGGTTTGAATGAAAAGTCTTCAAGGATTTCTTTTCGAATATGTTTGAAATACTTTTCAGTCTGAAGATACCCATCCAGGTTAGACCCGTCTTCAAAGTTATTGAAAAGATCCTCATCAAAGTTGTAGCAACTCTCTGTTACATTCGTTGTGTAAGGATTAAGTTGACGCAGATGATCAAAGGAGAACATCGCGTTGGGTGTTACATCTTTATTGACGAAACCAATATTCTTCTCAGTCATATTGGTAAGGTTGAAAGGATGGTGAATCCCATAGTTGGCATATGTCTCATGAGAGTCTGGAGGAATACACCAGTCATACCCATGATGGGCAGCGATACCTCTCAGTGCAGCATACTGAAATAGTTGGTTTCCGAAACGACCATTCGTTCCGAGGCGATCATATCCAATCATAGGTTTACAATAAAGATGTCTTCGGGAATATTGAACTTGTTGTCAACAAATCTTACTCTGTCACCATAGGTGTTGTCAAGATACTCAGAGACCTGAGGAGTGACCCTACGATCATTCTGGATATAGATCTTGTGACCACGATCAAGTAAGTCAAGAGCCAGACGATACTGTTGACTCTCTGTTAGGATGTCGGTCCCCTTCTTGTAAGTGATGTACTCAAAGTAGAAGGGTTTCCTGCTACTGTTCATTGTATCCCAGTAATCACACACAATCTTTGCGTGTTCATTATTGAAACCATCTGTAACGTACCCAAGGTTGTACTCCAGACCTACACTCTTAGCAAAGTGTGCAAATGCTCTATTGTCACGGGGAAGACAGGGACCACCATAACCAAGACCCCAACCAAGATACTTACGACCAACACGACTGTCAGCACCTACTGCTCCGAGAACTGCAGAGATCTCATCACCACATCCTGCCATGTTAAGAACATCACCCAACATGTTGGCGTAACTAATCTTTGTTGTGAGAAAGCAGTTGACAGCAATCTTAGTGATCTCTGCAGACTTCGTGCTCATCGTACAGACGATGGATCTAGTTGTTTGAATCCTTCTATAGAGTGCGCGAATGTCATTGACAGTAGAATCTTCTTCAAGTGCCTGAGGGACACCAAGAAGAACCATATCTGCCTGCTTCAGGTCACTCACAATACTACCTTGAGCAATAAACTCAGGGTTATAGAGAACCCTCACACCTGAAGGAACATGCTTCTGGAACAGGTCACAGTCACCAGGGTTAGTTGTACATCCAACAACAAAATACTTCTTCTTAGTTACATCCTTGAAGTCTTCTACAACATCCCATACAGCAGACACATTATATGATCCATCACCATTTGAAGGTGTCTGAACAAGAGTGTAGATAAGATCACACTCATCAATTACTTCTTTGTTGTTTGTGGTGGCTCTAAAGTTCTTAGAGACACGAAGAAGATCCTCCACCTCTGGTTCATTGGTGGTGATCTTCTTTTGGTTCAGGTCATTAACATAGTCCTCTCGGATGTCAGAGACAAGAACATCATACCCTGCTTGTTCACAGAGTAGAGCAAAGCAGATACCTAATCTGCCTGCCCCAATAACTCCAATTTTCATAGTGTGAATGTAGGAATAGGTTGCATCTTATGGTTATTCATCTTATTAAAACGTTGAAGAACTTCTAAACCAGGACCATAACCAAACTCCATGGCTTTCTCTAGGTCAGCATAGGAAACCCCAAGTTGATCCTCATCAGTCCTTCCATCGTCCCATAATCCATCAGTTGGTTTTGCTTCAATGATCCTAAGATCAACCCCTAGGTGTCTTCCGAGTTCCCATACTTCAGTCTTATAAAGATCTGCGATAGGTGCAATATCAACACCACCATCACCATATTTAGTATAGAATCCTACACCATAATCTTCAACCTTGTTACCAGTTCCAACTACCAGTCCTTTGTTGTTGCCAGCAACCTGATAGAGAGCCACCATACGAAGACGAGAACGAGTGTTAGCAAGAGCATGATCGCCAGTGCCATTTTGTTGTAGATCCTTCTTGAAAGTCTCAAAGGTATTAGTCAGATCAAAATGAAGAGTTTCCACTTCAGGGAAGTTTCTCTCCAACCACCACAGGTGTGTCTCAGAAAGTTCTCTTTGCTGTTCGTTCTGATGGATAGGCATTCCTAGAGCATAAACTTTCTTACCAGTTTTTGCTGCTAGGGTTGATGCTACTGCAGAATCAATACCCCCAGATACACCAACTACCCAACTCTCTGATCCAGATTTCTCAAAATATTCAGACATCCATTCAACAATACGTTGTTGGACTTCATTGTAATCACTGATTCTGTTCATTGATTTGTTCCTCAATCCACTCATAAGTTTTGCGAATACCCTCTTCTAGAGTTTGTTCGTAGTCCCAGTTTAACTCACGACGGACCACATCATTGTTACTATTCCTACCACGAACACCTAAAGGTGCATCAAGTTTGTGGAGTTTCTGAACTTCCTTACCAGCAACTTTGGCGGCAGTCTCAACCAGTTGGTTGATAGTCACCATCTCCTCAGAACCGATGTTCACAGGACCCATGAACTCAGAGTCCATCAACCTTCTAGTCGCTTCAATGCATTCGTCAATGAACAGGAAGGAACGAGTCTGTAAGCCATCTCCCCACACCTCGATTGCTCCACCCTGCTGCGGGAGGTAAGCGACTTTACGGCAGATTGCAGCTGGTGCTTTCTCCCTTCCACCATCCCAAGTTCCTTCAGGTCCAAAAATATTGTGATACCTAGCAACACGAACAGGGATACCATGATTGCGGTTGTATGCAAAGTAGAGTCTCTCACTAAAGAGTTTCTCCCATCCATATTCCGAATCTGGGTTTGCTGGATATGCTGATTCTTCATGACAATCTGGGTTATTGGGATCTAATTGATTATGTTCTGGATACATGCAAGCAGAACTTGAATAGAAGATTTTGGTAGTATTCTTACCTTTCTCTTCATTCATCTTTCTTTGGCATTCAAGCACATTCAAGTTGATTTGAACTGAATTATGCATGATGTCTGCATCATTATCTCCAGTAAAGACAAAACCTGCTCCACCCATATCAGCAGCAAACTGATAGATCTCATCAAAACATTGAATATACTTATAAGGGACAGAGTTATAAAAATTACCCCTGTCACCTTTGTATTCTAAAACTCTCTCTACAAATCTCTTATCTGTAAGATCTCCTAACACGAATTCATTTGCATGAGAGTTGCTGAACTCAGGGTATTTGACATCAACACCCCTCACCCAATAACCATCCTCACGCAATCTCTTAACCATGTGACTTCCAATGAATCCACCAGCTCCAAGAACTAACGCCTTTTTTACATACTGTGCCATAGTAAATCCAACTTATACTTTAATTATATCAACCACCAAATTTTTCGACAAGGGCGTCAAAGTTTGGTTCCATTGCTCTTACAATCTTTCTAAGCAATGCATCTTCACTACCAGTAGCAACAGGTGCTGGTGCTGACTGCAGTTCTTCTACCTTTGCTTCCAGTTCCTTCAATCTTGCTTCTACTTCCACATCATACTTGGACATCGCTGCCCCACTAGCAGACTTAGCTGCTGATCCTCTTGCTGCCATTTAATTTAAGTTTATAACGCTAAACCTATTTAGAAAAAAAGCAGGGTAGGTTTCCCCACCCTGCTTCATAGGTCCATGCACGCCACTTGCTCTTTATCCTGAAGCAAGAAACAGGGCGGGAGTATGAATCCATCCGCACCAGCAAGAATTTTTATTGTCCATTATCTTGCGAGGACCAAGAAGGTAAGTTAGATCCTTAATTAGATGTAACAACATCTTTCACATAGCAAGGAACTCTTTCTGGATCTAGCCAGAGAGTATAATCAAAATCATCAATCGCAGTCAATAGTTGCATTTGATTATCAAGGAGATACATGTCACTGTATCTCTTAGTATAAGAATGTGCTTTTTGAATGCGATAATCTGGAAACCCATTTTCTAAGGTTCCACACTCAACATAACGGTATGGATATCGTTCAAATAGAACTTTCATGCTGCAGTGTTGAGATCAGAAGCAAGATAATCAAGAAGAATATCATAGTCATCCAAAGGATCACCTGAAAAAACTACCCCATTGTTTTCATAAAACTTACGAACTTTTTTGTAAAGTTTTGGATTTTTTACATCCAAGAAAAAGTCTCCAGCAACAGCACACTGAAGAGTGTTGATGTCTTTTTTGAACTTTGTAGAGATGGTCATTGATCTGTTTGATTACCTTGTTATTCTATGATGATTGACTGTTTAGGTCAAGAGGACAGCATTGAAACTGTCCGATGCAGGTTGTGGGGATCGAACCCACCTTCGCAGAATTATGAGTTCTGAGCATTCTACCAGATTGCTAAACCTGCAAAAAGTCAAGGGGGGATAACCTACCCCCAATACGAGTGGGTGGATTTGAACCACCTCAAAGCCGCTAATCTGGCGGAAAAGGTTTATAAAACCTCTCTGACTACCAAGTCTCACTCGCGATAAGCAACAGTCCCTCAGGATGCTTCTTCGTGTTCTGTATATAAGCGTATGAGTTCATCATCCGCTGGAACCATTATTGCCTTATCACCATTATCATTTATTATCCCTATTGTATCCCCATTTTCCACTCTATCAATAAGTTCATCAAAGTTCTTTTGCCAGTGTTCCACTGAATAAAATTCCATAGTTAGAGTATGTATAAGAGTATTATACCTCATAGAAGAGGATATATCAAGGAAAGGAGAGAAGGGGATTCGAACCCCTGGAGGTATGATCCTCTCTTGTTTTCAAGACAAGTGCAATAAACCACTCTGCCATCTCTCCATGTTAGCGGACTTCAAAGTCCAGTTTCTTGACTTTACGTCTTCTTCTTTGTTCTTGATAAAGAAGTTCTTCTCTAGAGAAATGACTATCAATCTTTCTCTCTATATTATTGGACACCATGACAACTTTGTCAAGATCATTAGCACCAACTTTATTATCCACAATACTCATTTGATTGGGACATCCACAGAACTGAACCTTGCTAGTGCTTGTCAATTCTGTTCCACATTCTTTGCATCTGACAGTAATCATTTGATTGCATTTAAGATTAATTGGACATGGGCGAAGAGGGGATCGAACCCCCGACAACTTGAATGTAAATCAAGTGTTCTACCGCTGAACTATTCACCCTGGCTCTACCAACTGAGATATAGAGGAATATATGTCCCATAAGGGACAGAGCGGATAAGGGGACTTGAACCCCTGACATTCAGCTTGGAAGGCTGACGTTCTACCAACTGAACTACATCCGCAGGTGGGATAGTGAATGGGTGGTTGGTGGAGTATTCACTACCCCAGAGCCATTCACAGGACTTGAACCTGCGACCTGAGCTTTACAAAAGCCCTGCTCTACCAGCTGAGCTAGAATGGCAATAATGCATCAGTGATATCCTGCAGAATAACACTGATGGGCTCAAGAGGGATCCCACCTCTCTCTCACATGGGTTGGGTTTCCAGTTCTTTTTTCTCCTGGAGATGTGAGCAGGGATGTATTCCAGTCCCTTACGACTCAAGTAGGATTCGAACCTACGACCGACTGCTTAGAAGGCAGTTGCTCTATCCAGCTGAGCTATTGAGTCAAGTCCTGGTTCCTATCGCCTCTGACTCTGAACCAAGAAGGGAGTCACAGCAGTGGTCTCTCAACCACCTCTATAATATAAGGCATTTTCTGATTTGTGTCAAGTGGTTTCTTGTTCAAATAGAACAAATGTTTCAGCAGCAAACTCAATTTACACTAGCACACCAAGATGGGTTTGTCAAGGAGCAAAATACTTTCATCCATAAATATATTTTATAGAAAGCATTTATGCCAATGTGGTTGTACAATTGTGAGGAATTCACAGAAGCACAAAAAGGAATTGAGGGGTTTGTGTATTTAATCACAAATACTACAAACAACAGAAAGTATATAGGCAAGAAATCCTTCTGGTCTAGAAGAAAGACTCATAAGACTGGCAGAAGGAAGACAAAAGAAAGTGACTGGAAGACATACTATGGGTCCTGTGACGAACTCAAAGAAGACGTCAAGCGTCTAGGTGGGGACAAATTTATAAGGGAGATATTATACCTGTGCCCCCACAAAAAGTCAATGAGTTATTATGAAACTTATGAACAGTTCAAAAGGGACGTTCTAATGACTGATGAGTATTACAACACAAACATTGAGGGGCGCTTCTTTGTCACTGAAAGGGCAGGCATCTATGAAGTTGTGATACAAAATCAGGAGTTACGTGATATGCGCTCAGAGAAATTGAAGAAAGACAATCCTAGTTGGCGGCCAGAAGTAAAACAAAAATTATCTGAAATGTTTTCAGGTGAAGGCAATCCTAGATATGGACAAAAAAATACTCCTGAGCATACAGAGAAGATACGTCAGGCGACTATGAAACCTATTACAGATGGGATGAGAACTTGGGAGAGTGGTTCTGCTTACAGAAAGGAACATGGCATAGGTACTAGCCAGTATTACACACTCCTCAGAAAAGGTCACATCTGGAAGTTGGTTGACCCAGAATAGTGTAACAATGATTTTGAGAGATTGGTAATGTTGTACACAAAACAGTAAAAGTCCCCAACATCGCTCCCACTAAAAGGGGACTCCAGATATCTCTAGGGATTCTGATACTCTTCAGTCTTTTCCACATAATGTTTTCATCTCATGTTTATATATATCTTTTTCATGGAAATGATAATCATCAATTTTCTTTGCTTTGACTTTTTGTAGGAGGGGAGTTAGAGGTTCAATCCCCTCCATCTCCCACCAAATTTTTTCAAAGCTTGAATCCTGAGAAGGTGTCTTTTTTGACATCTTGTTTAATTCCTCCAACTACATAGCTTTCAACTTCTGTCTCTTGTGGAGCAACTTGGAGACCCTTAGAAGAGATCCAATGCTGTGTCCATGGAAGTGGGTTGGCATTAGCAGCAATATCATACATGGGTTTGAGACCAAGTGCTTTCATTCTACGATTTGCAACCCATTCAACGTACTTCTTGAGAAGAGCATCATTGAGACCAATCATGCTGCCATCCTGGAACAGATAGTCTGCCCACTTCTTTTCTTCATTGACTGCCTTTTCAAACATTGCATAAACATTCTCTTCTTCCTCCTTGGCAATCTCAGCCATCTCAGGATCATCACCCTGCTTCCACTTGTTCAAAATGTTCTGAGTGATGGCAAGGTGCTGGTTCTCATCTCTAGCAATTAGTGAGATAATCTTTGCAGATCCCTCCATAAGTTTGAGTTCACCAAATGCAAAACTGCAAGCAAAACTAACATAGAACCTAATACCCTCAAGAATGTTAACGTTAGCAACAGCTCTGTAAAGCTTTCTCTTAACATCCTTTTTAGTCCAGGCAGAAGATGGAGAGTCTTTCCAATCCTCCTGCCACATATTACCAGTGCCATACTCTTGGGCTGCCTGAATGAACGCGTCATATGCCTCTGTTACACTCTTTGCTCTCTCCAAGATTCTCTCATCAGTGATGATCTTGTCAAAGACTTCTGAAGGGTCACTGTAGACGTTCTTGATGATGTATGTATAGGATCTGGAGTGAATCATCTCCATGAATCCCCACACCTCCATACATGCCTCTAGTTCAGGTAGGCTGCAGTAAGGAATAAAAGCCATCCCAGGACCACGCCCTTGAATGGAGTCAAGCATAATCTGGTACTTGAGGTTAGAGGTATAGATATGCTTTTGTTCTGGACGAAGTGATTGATAATCTCCACGATCTTTCTGCAGTGATACCTCCTCTGGTCTCCAAAAATATCCTAATTGTTGAGTTGTAAGTTTCTCAAAGATAGGATACTTATAGGAATCATATCTTTGTATACCAAGTGGCGCACCAAAGAACATTGGTTGCTTCTTGGTATCATGAGGGGTGCTGTTGAAAACAGTCATCCCCTTTACTTCTGTTTTTGGTTCCTCTACGGATGTCATCTTAAACTGCATTTAGACTACTCCTCCATTGTTTCCAGTCTTGATCTTGATTTGGTATCCAACCATCGTTATTTTGCTACACAGCACAACTATCACACTCTCCCTCCTCTACTTGTTCTAGTTCTGCTAAAAGGTTACTTAAATTTGAAGACTTTTCTTCCTCAATCTCATCAGACTTCATGTCATGAGTATTCTGATAGTATGATGTCTTCCAACCATACTTATATGTAGTCAACAGATCATTTGCCATTTGAGAAACTGGGACCTCATTGTTGGGATAGTTCTCTGGATTGTATGACCAGTTACCAGATATGGCTTGATCGAAGAATTTCTGCATTACAGACACCACATTTATGTAACCTGTATTGTCAGGCATTTCCCACAATAGTGTGTAGTTATTTTTCAAAGTGGTGTAGGAGGGAACAATCTGCTTAAGAGGCCCCTTCTTGGATTTCTTAATGGACAAGAAGTCTCTTGGGGGTTCAATTCCATTGGTTGCATTTGACACAACGGAACTGCTCTCTGATGGCATTTGTGCGGACAGTGTTGAGTGTCTGAGACCGTATTGATTGATAGATGCTCTAAGAGACTCCCAATCATGTGCTAACTCCTGTGATGTGATTTCATCTACATCCTTCTTGTATGTATCAATAGGAAGAATACCATCAGAATACTTTGTTCTACCAAAGTATTCACAATGTCCTTTCTCTTGTGCAAGTTTGTTTGAGGACTTCAGCAGGTAATATTGGAAGGACTCAGACAGTCCATGAACAGCATCCCATGCCTCTTGAGACCCATAAGGATGACCAAGTTTGGCAAGGTAATGTGCAAGACCAATGAACCCAATTCCAAGAGACCTACGTGCCTTTGTGGCAACTTCAGCAGCAGTTACTGGGTACTCCTGATAGTCAATCAGTTCTTCAAGACCTCTAACTGCCAAATCACACAAGTCTTCTAATTCTTCATCAGACCTGACCTTACCCACATTGATAGCAGAAAGAATGCAAAGAGCAATCTCACCTGTGTGGTCATCAATATGCTGAAGAGGATATGTGGGAAGTGTAATTTCCTGACACAGATTGCTCATATTCACCTTGTCCTTGAAGGAAGAGTGAGAATTACAATGGTCAATATTCATGATGTAGATACGACCAGTCTCTGCTCTCTCCTTCAGTAGGTTGAGGATCAGTTCCTGTGCTCCAATGGTGGACTTAGGGATTGATTCATCTGACTCATACTTACAGTATAGATCATCAAACCCAGGGGTGCCAAAACTCTCATACAAACCAGGAACATTATGTGGGGAAAATAGGGTGATCTCCTTATTCTGGATAAAGCGTTCATAAAAAAGTTTGGAGAGTTGGATGGAGTAGTCAAGTTTCCTTACCCTGTTATCTTCAGTTCCTTTGTTGTTCTTGAGAACAAGGATGTCTTCTATTTCTTGGTGCCAGATTGGGAAGTGGACAGTTGCTGATCCACCTCGTATGCCATTTTGAGTGCAGCATCTGACAGTAGATTCAAACTTCTTGAGAAACGGAACAACGCCTGTATGCTGAACTTCTCCGCCTCTGATTTTGCTGTTGATACCACGGATTCGACCTGCGTTGATACCGATTCCCGCCCTTTGTGCAACATATCTGCCAATAGCCATATCAGAAGTAAAGATGCTATCGAGGGTGTCATCAACATCAACAAGAACACAGCTAGCAAATTGTCGAAGTGGAGTTCGCACTCCTGCCATGATAGGTGTGGGAATGTTGAGTCTATGCTTGGAGATTGCGTCGTAGTATCTTTTGACATATGACATCCTTGTTTCTTTTGGATAGTCTCTGAAAATAGTCAGAGCGATCATCATATACATGAACTGGGGTGTTTCATACACCTTTCCAGAACTTCTATCCTGTACAAGATATTTATCTACTACCTGACGCAAACCAGCATATGTGAACAGAAAGTCACGCTCATGGTCAATGAAAGTATCTGCTTTCTCAATCTCTTCTTTTGAATATTTGACAAAGATATCTTTGTCATAAAGATCTTGATATGCTTTTTCAGTAATATGATCAATAAGTTTAGGAAGAGTTTTCATTCTTCCATACATTTGCTTTCTAATAGCAAACAGAAGGAGTCTGGCAGCAACAAACTGATAGTTAGGATGATCTAGATCAATGAGATCGGAAGCACTCTTAATCAGAATTTCTTGAATCTCAGCAGTGCTGATGCCATCATAAAACTGGATACCAGAAGTCATCTCTACTTGACTGGCAGAAACACCTGCAAGACCCTTGGTTGCCTCTTCAACCATCAAATGCATCTTATCTAAGTCAAGAGGTTCAATTCTTCCATCTCTCTTTTTTACTTTAGTACCATTACTCATATCTTTTTCCAGGTGTTGAATTTAAGTTTTGCTTGTAAACCACTATAGGTATTTGATTGTACTAGATTTTGAACATTATGTCCAGCAATGACCATATCGTTAATGTCCTTTTCATTTATATTACTTGGCCAGATTACAACTTTTTCACCTCTGTCAATGGTGTTACTGATCCTTCTGGTGATTTCTCTATTGCGGGGTTCATTATCAAATACCCAGCAACAATCACTAATCCCCCAATCACGATGAACAAGATCAGCTCCACACATAGCAATTGAGTTGCAAAGGAATGTGCTGTCAAAAGGTCCTTCTGTAATATAGACTATTTCTCCTTTGTCAATTGTGTCAAGTCCATAGATTTTTGGGGCATCTTCATCTAACATGATGGTTAAGTATTTAACAGGGTTTGAAGAGAGTGCTCTGCCCTGGACACCAATTAGTTTGCCATCCCTAACAAGAGGAATAACAATTCTTTCCTCACCAAATCTGGTGTCTTCAAATGAATGAGGTTTGATTGAGTTAGCAAATTCTTGGAAGTTTTCAGTGTAAAAAAACTTACCATCAAAGATTGCTCTTGCATTTAAGTATGCTTTTGACTGATTTACATCAAATGCTGAAGGAAGATCAATTACTGCTCTCTTAAACATAGGTTTTGTTGAAAGTTTCTTAAAGATATCCTCAGGTTCCTCAGTCTGAAAGTTTTTACCAGCATGTCCATCTTTGAACTTCTCAAAGACATATTGTTTATGACTCTCAGGATCAATTTGCTTCAAGAAATTATTGAATGACATATTGACGCCACAATTATGACACTTGTAGTTAGTGTTGTTCTTTATCCTGTAAAGATAACCACGTGCCTTATTCTTATTTTTCTGTGAGTCACCACATATAGGACACCTAAAATTGTAAAGATGTGGTTTTACTTTTTTAAACTTCTGGAATCTGGATGATATCAGATTAATATATTTGATATCAATAAAATCCATTAACCTTCAATAGCACCTCTCTGGATTGTAACTGGTTCTGGTTCTATTGTCAAGAATTTACTTATCAAAACATTGTTATTCATAACAAAGGTAAGAACAGCAAGTCCACCAACTACCATCCATACTCTTTTCTCTAATCCACGTAATCTTTGCAGCACACTGTCATGATCGCTGTCCATTTTATCACGGAGTTTGTCAATTTTTGCAAAGAGTATAGTGTCAGTCTCTTCTTGTTTAGCAATTCGTTCTTCATGTACAGCAAGCATTCTGCTAACTGTAATATTTACCTCAGATAATTTTTCAATTGCAGCATCAATTCTGAGGACAATGGGTTTCAAGTCCTCAATTTTTTGCTCTAGTACAGCCAATTTGACTTCGCTTTCCATTTTTAGAAATAAGGATTAAAGTCCTTCATTTTCTTTAATTTTTTTTTATCTTCTCTCTTCTTTCTCTTAGACATCAAGTCATTAATATATTTCTTGACATATTTTCTTCTACCATCAATCTTCATTGGTTTATCATAACCAGCAGTAGGACCTTTAGGATCAGAAGATGATGAAAATCCACCAGATTGACTAGGTGCATTTGCTACCATACCTTCTTCACTTACACTAAACTCTTGATACATTGCTGAACGAAATGCATCAATGAATCTATCAATCTTGTCCTTTTCCATCTGTTATTCTCTTAAGTTCTTGTAAGCAATTATCATCAATTGGCAGATCATGAATATAAGTTCTAGGATGATTAGGCAATCTATCTAAGAAG